ATGCTGCTAACATTGCTAAAGGCAAGATGTCAGCTGCCTATTGGGCTGATAAAGTTAAGTGGTGAATGATGAAAATAAAATCTACTGTTAACGCTGCTGGCAATTACACCAAACCAACAATGCGTAAGGCGTTGGTGGCTAAGGTGAAGGCTGGTAGCAAGGGTGGTGACCCCGGCGAGTGGAGCGCCCGTAAGGCGCAGATGGTTGCCAAAGAATATAAAGCTAAGGGTGGTGGATACAAATGAAAGCTCCTCAGAAGTCTTTGAAGGATTGGGGCGATCAGAAATGGAAAACAAAGTCTGGTAAGCCTTCCTCTGAGACAGGGGAGCGCTACCTGCCTGAGAAAGCCATCAAGGCTTTGTCTTCACAGGAATATGCTGCCACCACCAAAGCCAAGCGTGAGGGTACAGCAAAGGGTAAGCAGTTTGTTGCTCAGCCAAAGAGCGTAGCAAAGAAGACGGCTAAGTATCGTTAGTTATGTATATAGCGCAGTTCATTGTATGCATGGCACAGGTGTGTACTTTGTTAGAACGAGAGCCATATGTTATGCACACTGACATAGGAAGCTGCAAACTTGCAGCGTCTATGGAAATGAAAGAGTTGGTGGTTTTGTTGAAAGACAAACCTATTGAAGCTGTAGCGGTTGTCTGTATAGATCGCACTAACAGCATTGTTTAATTGAAAGAAATAAAATGGCTAAAGAAACTCCAGCAGAAGCTGCTGCACGATTCCGTAAGATTGCTGAAGACAAGAGCTTGCCACAAGCTGTTCGCAACACCTATCTCGACAAAGCCAACGCTGCTGAGAAGGAAGCGGCTAAGCCTACAATGAACAAGGGTGGTGCAATGTTGCCTGTAAGGGGTAGCCGCACAGCCAAGCATAAAGAGACAAAGATGATGGGTGGTGGTTATGCAATGAAGACACCAATGATGGCTAAGGGTGGTGTGGCTAAGAAAGCCACTTCGGCTAAGAAAGGTAAATGATAATGGCTACTAAGAAAGCGTTTAAACCTTGTGAGGGATGCCCTACACCAGCCAAATGTAAAGCTGCCGGTAAGTGTATGGCTAAAGAGGGCAAGGGTGGTAAGCCTGTTGTTGCCATCATGATTGGTGTTGGCAAGCCAGCTACTAAGCCAATGGCTAAGAAGAAGTAATGGCTACTAAGAAGCAAACAGCCAAGATTGGCAAAGTGATGGGTGAGTTTAAAGACAAAGGCTTGCATAGTGGTAAGGGTGGCAAAGTTGTCACCAACCCTAAGCAAGCCATTGCCATTGCATTGTCCGAAGCTAAAGTGAAACAGAAGAAATGACCGCCAACGAACCTAAAGTTAGAAGTGTTGGTAAAGTGTGTACGGCTGGTGCTGCCAACACCGTCTACACCTGTCCTCCTAATTTCATTGCCCGTATGGTATTGTTGTTTGTTTCAAATCATGGTGGAAATAACAAAATTGTTTCTATCCAATGGAATGATGTTAGCGCAGGTCAGAGTTATTATATTGTTGGTGGACAGGTTTTGAGCGCTAATGGCTATATCAAACTTGACGGCAGCTATCTTGTATTAAATGCTGGTGACACTCTTATTGTGACACCTGAAGCTGGAGCAACAATGGATACTACAGTGACAATTGAAGAATATTATTTTCCTAAACAAATGTAATCATGGCAAAAGAACTTACAGAACAACACAAGAAATTCCTTGATGTATTATTTGGTGAAGCTAAAGGTAGCATTAACCAAGCTAAACTATTGGCTGGTTTCTCTGAAGGCTATAGCAGCCGCATGATTACTAACTATCTCAAGGAAGAAATCATTGAAGCCACACAGCTTTACATTGCAATGAATGCACCTCGTGCTGCTCTTGCTATGGTTGATGGCATTCTTGACCCAACAGAGCTTGGCATCAAAGAGAAGATGAGTGCTGCCAAAGACTTGCTTGACCGTGCTGGTCTTGCTAAGACAGATAAGATTCAAGTTGAAGCTACAAATGGTGTTATGATCTTGCCAGCAAAGGAACGCGAGGAAGACTGATGCAAGAACTTGAGCTAGGTAAATGGATACTGCCACAGCCAGAAGATAAAAAAGAATATGTTCCTATTCCACGATTGGCTAGGACAGTTCCTTTTGGTTATAGAAAAGATGAGAACGATGACAGCTGGCTCATTCCTATACCGCTAGAACTTGAAGCTCTTGAAAAAGCAAAGGTGTATGTTAAACAATACGCTGTGCGAAAGGTGGCTATATGGCTAACGAAAGTAACTGGTCGAGAAATCAGCCATGTAGGTTTATCTAAACGATTAAAAAATGAGCAGTCCCACAAACGAAAATCGTCTACTTATCGAAAGCTTGCCGACAGGTACGAAGAAGCCCTTAAGAAAGCGGAAGAGTACGAAAAAAGAACCGGCACCGGCCAAGACAGCTTCTTTACCACAGATCGTTACGGAGCCATTAAAAACACCTTCAGCGACAGCAGCAACAATTCCAGCAGCGCCGGTAGTTGAATTACAGAACATCATCTTCAAGCCTAATGCTGGCCCACAGACTTCTTTTCTAGCAGCGCCAGAGCGTGAAGTATTGTATGGTGGTAGTGCTGGTGGTGGTAAGAGTTATGCAATTTTAGCAGACCCATTGCGTTACATGGGTCATCCACAGTTTTCTGGACTCATTCTACGCCACACTACTGAGGAACTTCGTGAACTGATTTGGAAAAGTCAGGAGATGTATCCGAAGATATACCCCGGCATTAAGTGGAGTGAGCGAAAGATGCAGTGGCAAGCGCCTTCGGGTGCTAGACTATGGATGTCTTACCTCGATAGAGATGAAGACGTTATGCGATATCAGGGTTTGAGCTTCTCGTATATAGCTTTTGATGAGCTTACACAGTGGGCAACCCCGTTTGCGTACAACTATATGCGTTCACGCTTGCGTACAGCTGCTGCTGATCTGCCTTTGTACATGAGAGCCACTACGAATCCGGGTGGTCCCGGCCACCAATGGGTTAGGAAGATGTTTATTCTTCCTTCTCCACCGAATAAATCGTTCCTTGCCACTGATATTGAGACAGGCGAGGTGATGAGATACCCTAAAGGGCACAGCAGAGAGGGTGAGCCGCTATTTAAACGTAAGTTTATACCAGCAAAACTGTCAGACAACCCATATTTGGCTGAGTCTGGTGACTATGAGGCTATGCTGCTGTCACTTCCAGAGCATCAGCGCAAGCAATTGCTTGATGGTAATTGGGATATTGCTGAAGGTGCTGCTTTTTCTGAGTTTAATAGGGCAATTCACGTTGTTGAACCCTACGACATACCGCACAACTGGCCTAGATTCAGAAGTTGCGACTATGGCTACGGAAGTCACAGCGCTGTGCTGTGGTTTGCTGTAGCTCCTGATGATTCTATAGTGGTTTATCGTGAGTTGTACGTCAGTAAGGTGTTGGCAGAAGATTTGGCTATGAAGATTTTGGCTCTTGAGACCAATGAGAAGATTCGTTATGGTGTATTGGACAGTAGTTGCTGGCATAAGCGTGGTGACACTGGCCCATCCATAGCAGAGCGCATGATTATGAAGGGATGCCGCTGGCGACCCGCTGATCGTAGCTCTGGTAGCCGTGTTGCTGGTAAGAATGAGGTGCATAGACGCTTGCAAGTGGACAGTTTCACTGAGCAACCACGCATTACGTTCTTTAATACCTGTGTTCAAATCATTGGTGATCTTCCTACATTGCCCTTAAGTAAGGTGAATCCAGAGGATATCAACACCAAAGTTAGCAATGATCACACCTATGATGCCTTGCGTTATGGGCTTATGAGTCGCCCTCGTAGCGGATTATTTGATTATAATCCATTAACTTCTCAGTCTGGAATGAGTATTGCAGACCCTGTTATGGGGTATTGATGGTATACCTTCAACGGTACACTAAATTTAATGTGGAAAATACATGGCACTAATTGATAAACCCTCTAATGATAAGTCATTAGCCCTTGATGATGCTTCTAAAAAAGAAGATAGCTTTAAGGGAGATACTCTGCTTAGCTTTATTGAGAAACGATTTACTCGTTCTGAAGAAAGCCGCCGCCCCGATGAAACTCGCTGGCTCAAAGCCTATCGAAACTATCGAGGCTTGTATGGTGCTGACGTACAGTTTACATCCACTGAAAAGAGCAGGGTGTTTGTTAAGGTTACAAAGACTAAAACGCTTGCTGCCTATGGTCAGATTACAGATGTGTTGTTTTCTAACAACAAATTCCCATTAAGCATTGACCCTTCTGTCTTGCCCGATGGTGTTCTTGAAACTGTTCACTTTGACCCTGCTGCCGCACCCACTACTGCTGCCATTCCCTTTGGTGATGAGGGTTCTGCAAGCATTGGTAAAGACTTCAGCTTAGACAATATTGAAGATATGCTTGGTGCTATGAAAGAAGACCTCAAGGATGTTAAAGGTCTTAAGAAGGGTCCGGGCGTTACACCATCGTCACTTACGTTTAGTCCTGCTATGGTGGCTGCTAAGAAGATGGAAAAGAAAATCCATGACCAGCTAGAAGAGGGCGGGGCAAGTAAGCATCTTCGCGCTACGGCATTTGAAATGGCACTGTTTGGTACAGGCGTTATGAAGGGTCCGTTTGCTGTCAACAAAGAATATCCAAACTGGACAGATCAAGGCGAGTACAAGCCATTAATCAAAACTGTACCAGAACCTGCCCATGTTTCCCTTTGGAATTTCTATTGGGACCCTGACGCTAGTAACACAGAAGATTGCCAGTATGTTATTGAGCGACACAAGATGTCGCGCACTCAGCTTCGCGCTCTAAAACGCCGTCCTCATTTCCGTAAGAATGTCATTGACCAACTCATTGAGTTAGGCGAGTCCTATATTAAGAAGTATTGGGAAGACGATCTGAAAGACTACGCTCCAAACTTTGGAGTTGATCGTTTTGAAGTGTTGGAGTATTGGGGCAATGTCACCATTGAACTGCTCAAAGAAAACGACATTGATGTTCCTGAAGAGTTTGATGATGGTGAAGAGATGCAAGCCAACATCTGGTATTGCAACGGCAAGATTATTCGTCTTGTTCTCAATCCGTTCAAGCCTTCCCGCATTCCCTACTACGCAACCCCATATGAACTGAACCCATACTCACTTGCTGGTGTTGGTGTTGCTGAGAACATGGACGATACCCAAACACTGATGAATGGCTTCATGCGGATGGGTGTTGATAACGCCGTCTTGTCTGGCAATCTAATCTTTGAGATTGATGAAACCAATTTGGTGCCCGGTCAAGACATGTCTGTATACCCCGGCAAAGTATTTCGCCGTCAAGGTGGCGCTCCCGGCCAAGCAATCTTTGGAACAAAGTTTCCCAATGTGTCTCAAGAAAACATGCAGATGTTTGACAAGGCGCGTCAGCTTGCTGATGAGTCCACTGGCATGCCATCATTTGCTCACGGACAAACTGGAGTGTCTGGTGTAGGCCGTACAGCGTCTGGCATTTCTATGTTGATGAACGCAGCCGGTGGCTCGATAAAGACTGTCATTAAAAACATTGATGACTATCTCATTAGCCCAATGGGTAAAGCGTTCTTTAACTTCAACATGCAGTTTGACTTTGACCCTGAGATTAAAGGCGACTTGGAAGTCAATGCCCGTGGCACTGAAAGTTTGATGGCAAACGAAGTTCGCAGCCAGCGCTTGATGCAGTTCTTGCAGATTGCTAGTCAGCCCTCTTTGATGCCATTTGCTAAGTTCCCATACATCATTCGTGAAATTGCTAAGAGCATGGACTTAGACCCTGATCGCGTTACCAACAATATGGAAGAAGCAGCCAAGCAAGCCATCCTGTTGCAACAGACATCAGGTGCCGCACCTCCCCCTGCCGGTGGCGTTCCAGCACAAGGCGTTGGTGGCCCTCCGGGCGTTGCTGACATGTCTGGTGGTGGTGGTGGCAACATTGGTGTTGGCGCTGCTCCTGTGCCCGGAGAACAAGGCTTCTCTGCTGCACCTCCACAGGCTCCAATGGCATGAGCGATAAGACATATCTACCAAAGCTGAAGGGGATGCTCACTACTCCCCATCAGTGGGATGCGTTTGTTGAAATGCTTGAATATCAAATTGAACAGCAGCAGCGTAAGCTGGAACAGTCAAGTGAAATGAGTGATGTCTTTAAAGCACAAGGTGCAATTGGCGCATTAAGGCAACTTAAATATCTGAAGGATGAAATCAATGTACACAACTGAAACAGATCGCATGCTTGCTGAAGGCGGCGTAATGCAAGAGGGCAACACTGTAGACCCCGTGTCTGGTAATGATGTACCTCCCGGTGCTTTGCAAGAAGAAGTGCGTGATGACATTGATGCAAAGTTGAGCGAAGGTGAGTTTGTTATTCCTGCCGATGTTGTCCGATACATTGGTCTTTCTACGCTTATGAAGATGCGCGACAAAGCCAAAGAGGGCTTGAAGAAGATGGAAGAGATTGGGCAGATGGGTAAC